TCTGAGAATAATTTTTTCCTATAATTTATTTATAAGCACTAAGATTCAAGCAGTGCCTTAGCGACAGCAGCAACGAGCTCATCGTCAACTTTATTCTCTGTCTTAGCAGCTGCTTTCTTTAGCAACTTAATAACAAAATCTTTTATTACTGAATCCAGATCCTCTGGAATTCTATCAACAGCCTTGTTAATGATGCTGATAGCAATGGGCATTAAAAAGTTAATCATGGTACCATATTTAAAGGTACACTATGTATAAGCTTACTTAGGGTCAGCTATATCTATCATGTATTTCTTGTCATGCTCCTGAGTTAGTTGCACTAAACGCTGACGCATTCTCTCAGCGATCTGCTTCTTAACTTCACTGTCATCAATCTCTACCTTAGTCTCCTCACAACTAGGAGTTGATGGTTCAACATCCTTAGCAGCAGCAGTACCAGGTTTGACTTTCTGTTTTGTTTCTTTAGCCGCAGTAGTTGCCTTCTCTTTTATCTCTTGAAGGGCATTGCGTAAATTCTTTGTAAATAGTTCGGACATTAGATCCTCCTTCTTTGGGTTAACCGTAACGTTACCCTTCTTTTTGGTTTTGAGATAGCTATCCTGTGGAGACCTACCGTTGGGATTACTCATGGTCTGTCTCCGCAATTTTCTTGAGCTCTTCTTCAGAGAATACCCCTGAAGCTCTGAGCTTGTCAATGAGTGGGTCATTAGATTCCTTAGTAGTTTTCTTCACTTCATGCTTCTCATAACCTTTACCATCTCCATCATCATCCCACCATCTCTTCACCTTCTTGGCTTTCTTAGCTTCAGCAAGCATTTGCCTGTGAAGTATGTCTATGTCTACGCCAATAGCTTCTTTCTGAGTCTGCAAGCCCATATCTTCTGGTGCTTTAGCAGTTTTCTCTCCTTTCTTACCAACGATAACATATCTACCGTCAGCTTTCTTACCAGTGATAACAAAAGAGTTGTTGCCATGATTGACTACACGACCAATGTTTCTGTCTTTGTCGTGCTCTCTCTTTTTCCTATCAATGGTCTCTCTTTCTACAGGGAAACCAGCATATCCTTCTACGATAGGCTCCCATGTGTTAAAGATTTCCATGACCTTTTCAAGTCCCTTATTAAGTCTAGGGGTTGGCATCGCTTTGCCTTCCTCTAAAGCTAAAAGGATTCGTTGCTGCTCAACTTGCGAATACTCCATGAGAGCAGACGATACTAGCATTTCTAATGTCATTTCTCTTTGTCCAATAAGAAAGTGTTACTCTTACGTCATTATTTATTATTTCTGATTTCTGCATTGAAGTCAGAAAACTTCTTAACCTCTTGTCCAGGGGTCATAGATTGAAGTGCTATCCTATATGTATCTGTTCCAGCTTTCCACGTATTACCACTGCCATCATCAGCAGAGTAATTAGACTGGTCCTTACTGGTGTCTGCTGCCTTTACCTGTGTAGGTGAGAGTTCAGTAACTTCAGTAACATGCTTTAACCAAGCACGGATTTCAATATCGTTATCGTCCTTCATAATAATGTAATTGGTTCCACGATGGACTACATGACCACGCAATCCTGTGTCGTCATGCTCTACTATTGCTCCAACCTTAAAGATTTGGTTAAGCATATAGTAATCTCTGAATGAATCATAGTCTAACTTAGGAGCATACTCCCAGACAGACTCAGATACTTTCTTCTTCTTACTGTCCTTCTTAGGAGGTACCATACCTGCCTTTACATCAGACATTAAGGTCTTTCCATACTTCTTAGACGTACCCTTAGGTAGTCCTGCATGGAAACTATCATAGTCGTCACTAGAAGCATGCTTCCTTTGTGCACTAGCACTTAGGTTTTCAATAGGGTCATCTCCAGATCTAGCACCAGCAGACTTGATATTAATAGTCTTGAAATCATAGTGCACTCCATTGTATTTCTGAGTGATCTTCTCGAATTCTTTGACACGATCATCCCCCACAACCATAGTTACATGCTCTTTACCTTCATCATTTAAGTCACGTAGTATGTCAAAGACATTCCTATGTGCCTCATTGTTTTGAATAGCATCCTTATGACCAGGAAATAACTTCCTCATGTGTCCAACCTTTGCGTCAGCACCTAAGGGGTTTTTCTTATGGTCTTGTGACCTTGACGGATAGATTCTATAATTACCTGAGTCTCCACCATGTGCCTTAACAGCATCGAGGAGCTTGCCGTGACCAGCATGAGGAGGATTAAACCTCCCGAAAGTAATCGCCACATGGTTATCAGCCTCCTGTGCTTCTGCTTTCTTTTCAGCAGCAGTCTTACCTTTGGCTTTAGTTGCTTCTCTTAGAAATTGTGTAAAATTCATCCCCAATCCTTTGCTGCGGTGAAGTTAGCTCTGGAAAACTCCAGTCTATCTACAAGTTTTAGTGCTGCACCATCTTTAATAGCAACAAACCCTTCAGGATTAGTTGCTCTAAGACCATTCTCTTCTTCAAGGAATGTGCCAACACTTTTGATCTGTGTTAATTTATTTATGATCATGACCTTAGCATCCATCAGGTTTTTAAACCCACTGAGTGCATTATTCATCGATGATCTGTTAGTATTTAGGTATTTAATAGCTTCTCCCTTACGTTTTCTCCACTCAAGTATAGACTTGCTAGTCTTCTTCTTTGCTATCTCAGCATTATACTTTGCCTCAATGAAACAACAGAAGTTCTTTGACATTATTGGAGCAGTAGGGATAACACCACCTCTTACTACTTGGTTAAAGTATACCTTAAACAATGCAGGTAATGTAAATGGTCCTTTACCTACGTCTTGTATACCCTTAATGAATGTCTGTCCTTGTCTGAGGTTAGTCTCAGCAGCAAGGATAGTCCTGTTAACTGCTGCTCTCTCTACCTTAGATAGGTTGGCAGCACCACCTACATTAGTAAACTCTGAAGAGAATACTGCTACCTCTGGTTTATCTTGCAACTTACTAACATCAGCACCAAACCCTGCTGTAAGCTCTTGCATAGTCCTACCAGTATACTCTGTATGAAATACTATACCTAACTTACTCTTACCTACCTTCTCACCTAACTCACTCTTAACATCAATAGTATATGTAATAGTATTAGGTCTGAAACTATAGGTACGTTTACCCTCTAGCATTATTACTGAAGGTGTTGTTTGATATAACAGGTCACCCTGTAACACACCTTGTATAGGTAGAGTGGATAGTCTCTGTAAACAATTTTTGAGGATACCCCCAACAGTCTGACCTGGATAGAGTCTATCGGCATCTGCTTCACTGTATACTACCTTTGGATTCTGCTTATTGAATACTGATTTAGTACCAACGAAGAACCTACCGTCCTGTGGATTCCTACCACATACTATAGCAGGTGCACCATCCCATTTGGTAGTGACCTTCATAGCAAGACCACCATCCCCCTCAGTCAGCATATCTCTAAGTGACTTCAGAAAGTTGATAGAATTTGTTACACCAGCAGTACCACTGTTGAATATATCATCTTCTAGGTGCTCTAGGTGTGTGTTCTTTGCCATGTCTTTATTATAACAGGATCTCTAGGGGTATGGTGGACTGAGTGGACACTTTATCAATCGGATAATTTATAGTATGGTGCTGACAGACTGGACATACTTAAAGCATACAGTAGCATGTCCTCTACTAACTGATCCTTCTTCTTCTTTGTAGAAATAGACCTGATAGTATCAAATAGTTTAACCACTTGCCACTTAGAGTATAACCAAACAGGTTCTGCTGATCTAATAGTCTCCCATACTTTATTATCATTAGCACCAGGATTATATCTATGGAATCCACAAAAGATATCCTTCTCTGCCTGTTGCCTATTGGAAGTAACAAACCTTGCTGCACCAGTTGGTACCATTTTATTACCACCAACATGATTCTTTATCAATAGATTGATAGGTCCTAAAGATATCTTTCCATGCTTTGCTGACTTACCTGACACCTCTCCTTGCCAACCAGTCAACTTAGCACCAGCAAATCCTCTAAACTGTATCTTTGCACCTGATGTGCAATGAATATATCCATCCATAGACTTGTCACTAAATTCAAACCTAGCAAATCCATCTGGATCCTTCTGTGACTTATCAATATTAATTGGTTTTATCTTTGCTTTACCTTCCATCTTCTTCAGCGACACACCTATACAGATCTTCTTCTGTATCCTCTCTTGCATACACTGATTCAATCCTCTGAAACTATTCTCTTCTAAGAGACACTTAGGATCAAAGGCAGAGGAGATGAGATACATGTCAGCAGGAGACCACTTGTTGATGTCCATCCTGACACCTTCAACTCTCTTCATATCCTTGAAGGCTTTCTCTATTGCTTTTATATTCTTTGATCCTCTCTCATACTTAAACCCTGATCCAAACTCATTATAGATTTCATTAGCACCCTTGACACATGACTGCACCCAGTCTGCTGGTAATGTATGTAATACATTATGTACTGTCTCATCTATATCAAATAGTCCTGATGCTTGTGACACACTCTGAGGAGTGATGTCATCTACAGTTATATTACCACCCTTCTTTGCTGCTACAGCAGCATATACACACTGTGCTGACTCAGTTAACTTAGTTAGAGCAGCACCACCACCAGATTGTTTAGTCTTACTGGGTTTGTATATAAATTCAGTCCATTGCTTCTTAGTACCATCTGCTTTGATTACAGTACCAGGGAAACTAGACACCCAATTCTTACCCTTATATACTTCTTCTGAAGATTGGTAATCAATACCTGCCTTCTTCAATGATGCTTCTACATCTTTCCTGACCTCAAAACGATCATCAGCTTTGATCTTGAGTCTAGTCATTGACCCTGAAGCACTCTCAACCGTAACCTCATAGTTATCAAGGACTTGATTGACTGCTATTGCTATGTCTGATTCGGTTTGAGCCATAAAAAAGAGGGGTGCTACCCCTCTATTTAGTCTTTCGTGTGTGGTGTAGGGAGGTTGGATTCCTGTGTACCAACAAGAGATGGGCATTTCTACAGTTAGAAAATCATCTCTGCCTGTGATCCGACTGGTTTGTCGGTTCTACCCTGCGGTAGCAGCACCACCTGTATCACATCACCTTAACCAGCTATATGCCAGTAAGTTTATTCAGTCACTCCCAGTGTGTTGATCAGCACATTTATAATATACTATTACTTTTCTTCCTTGTCAAGCTCGAATATCAGATCTTTATATTTTCTCCATAATTCACCCATCCTTGGCTCAGTCCCACGAGATTTCCACAACTGCCTTACGATGTCCTTCATGTCATCCATTGGTACCACAACTGAGAGACTACCATGAGTCTCTACCTCTGGTGGTGCTACCAAACTCTTATCTTCCATTAGATATCACCTGGTGCTCTATTCTCTGAGTATCCTACCTCAAACATCTGGTTAGGATATCTAGTTGCTAACTTAAGAGTGTTGGTGTAGATGATCTCATCCAACCTAACATCCAAAGCAAGTGCTGCTTGTGCTGCATACCATATAATATCACCCAACTCTTTAGTAAGGTGCTCCTTATTAGCAAGGTTGTATGGTTTACCTTGGAATTTTAACTTCTTAACTATCTCCATAAACTCACCAGACTCTGAGCATAACCCTGATGCAGCAGTGTCAAGACGAGAGATGTTACATCCTTCCTTCTTTAACTCACTATACCTGTCTATCAATGCATTGAAATCCTTACTAGCAGGTGAAGTAACTCTGTCTACAAAATTAGTATAGTTATCTAAATCTATCTCAAACTTATCTGGTTTGTCTCCCTTCTTCTTAGCATCCTTCTCTTTAATCTTTTGTCTTAGATGCTCTCTTGATTTAGGAGCATTACCCATTCTCTCGTCAGTATCAAACTCCTCTGGTGTCTTCGGAGTTTCTTCAGCAATCTTCTTTGCTGCTTCTTTATTATCCTCTGTCTTATCCTGTGCCATGTTGGATATCTGCTCGGCAGCTTTGTCCTGCTCTGGATTAGATGGAGGTTGGTTAGTAAAATTACTATTCGTCATTAGATTTTAAATCCGTCAAAGGTTTTCTTAGTGTCAGTAACAGGTTCAATGTCACCAGCATCGATGATATCATCCTGAGCTCCTTGCTCACAATCATACAGCCTCATCTTCGCTCTGTCAATCCCTACAACGAATCTCTTATACATTGTAGGATCGTTGTATCTATTCTTCAACTGCTTGACCATTATTTGTCCGAGTTGTTCCATGTCTTCTGTACTGATAAGAGCAAACATAAGGTCAGCAGTAGCGGGAAGACCGAATGACTCAGAGGTATCAGTAAGATCGACATCACTGTTAGCAAAGCCACTACGAGTTGTTTGGGTTGCACTGACAATGGGAACATTGAATTCCACTGCCAATCCTCTGAGTTCTTCTGCAATTGCTTTGACATAAGTATACGAGTTTACTATTGTCCCTTTATATCTAGCGGACGCACATATATTTAAGTAGTCTATGAATATAATATCAGGACTGAATCCTTTCTTTAATGACAACTCATTTAAGAGTGCTTTAAAATGACCCACATGTGCAGACGCTGTGGGATATTCTTTGATAACAAGTTTACCTTGAGTCTTCTTAGTCAGTTCCAGCAACTTGGAGGAGTACTTCTCTTTTGTGAGGAGTGGGTCTCCGAGTTGTTGGATCGGGATGTCCAGAAGGTTGGCATCAATTCGCTCTGCAATTTTCTCCTCTGCCATTTCCATTGTAATGTAGAGAACGTTCCTCCCTTGGAGCAACACGGAGCCAGCCAAGTGGCACATGAATAAAGACTTGCCGACACCCGTACCAGCAAGTGCGATATTAAGAGTCTTATTAGGTAGACCACCTTTGGTAATCTTGTTAAAATATTCGAGATCAAATGGAATCTTCTCTTCCTTCTTGTGGTAGAAGTCGTATCTATCATCAGAGTCCTGTATGTAATCGTGTCCTACAGATTCGTCAAAGCATACTCCAAGTGCTTCCGACATGATAGAAGGAATAGCATCTTTCGTACGTGTTTTATCTTGCCCATCTGCAATCTTTACCGACTCCATCAAGGCAAGATAAATTGCTCTTTCTTTACACCACTTCTCAGTGGTCTCAACTAACCAGTCTTCATTGTATTGATCTCTGTCGAGATTGTCAATAAAATTTTCGACCTCTCTATATATCTCTTCGGATATGTCCCTTCTCTTCTCTACTTCTATCTTCAGAGCATTAGGCTCTGGGGTTGTCTCATACTTATTAACATAGTCTGTCAGGGTACTAAACAATACCTTGTGACTAGGTGAGTCAAAGTAATCATCCTTTATAAAAGGTATTACTTTCCTAGTATATGTGTCGTTAAGGATCAGTTTACTAAGAGTGATCTCTTCGATCTTTAAGGTCATGTGTAGTGTAGATAGGTTGTTATCGCATACTTATCAACATCCTTCGGTGGCATGTATGAGTGAGCATACGTCCACGTGGATGGGAATAGAACCAGTCTACCACGTTTCGCTTTAATTTCAACATCAATATCATTAAAATATACTGAACCTCCTTCCACATCATTTAAAAACATATGGTATGTAAGGAATCTCTTAGCAGAATTATAGTCACCTACATCAATGTGTCTCTCAAATCTATCCTGTGTCTTGTGTTGATACTTAATCATCTTAACCTGCTCAAGAGAATTGTTTCTCGGCCAATACCTTTCGCAGTCAAGATCTTTTATATATCTTTCACCACATGTCTTGATGGCTAGTAGGATCTGATTATGTACAACATTCCATATATTAATCTGTGCTTTCTCTACTAGATCTGTGATGTTGAGAGCAGAGAAACCACACATCTCCTGGTCAAACCTCTCGACATGATCTTTGTCCTGATCAAACATCAAGATAGCATTCTTACATAGATTCTCATCTAAGATATCATCGTAAGAAACAATAAACCTATCCATATGAAAACTCCTTGGCAGCACACTCATCTAATGCCTGTAAGACTTCGGGGGTGAAGTATTTGGTAGGGTCTTTATATACAACCGATGGATATGCAGAGTCAGCTCCAATGACAACTCTATTACCCTTACGCTCAAATACTCCATACTTCTCTCCTAACTCTAACAGACCATAGTATTTGTCTAGTCCTCTCTCATCATAGTATAAACGTATAGAGACCTGTTGATTCTCTTTTGCTAACCTAGACTTAGCAAGTTTGGCTTTAATAATATTACCTACTACTTCCTTACCATCCTTCTCCTTAGACTTACTAAGGTAAATGATATTAGATGCAGCATACTTAAGACCACTACCACCACCCATCTCTTTGGTTGGCACATAAGCACCGACCACATCATATGTATGGTTAGTAACTATTAGAGGGACATTCGCTTTACCGAGCTTGAGTGTAAGGACTCTGAATATAGACTTAACAACCTGTGCTCTAGTCATATCTCTGGTCTCTTTACCTGCCTCACTATCTTCCATCTCCTTAGAGGTGGACAACATACCCAATGAATCTAACACCATCATCATAGGTGGTTGATCCTTCTCCTTCATATACTTGTCAAGGATTTGTATTGCTTGTTGTCTAAACTCTTGGACTGTAGTAACAGGTACTATAATCATACGACTAGAGTCTATACCTCTAGTCTCAATCATCTCTCTACTTAGTGCACTCTCAGACTCAAAATAAATAACCCCACCATTAGGATTAGATTCGAGGAAATGACGTACGATACCAAGACAGAAAAACGTTTTGCCTGTGCTTGATTCACCTGCAATAGCAGTGATTTTGTTTCCTGGAACCCCTTTGTTGATGGATCCACTGACAAGTCCGTTAAAGATATACGAACCCGTGTCGATAAAACCACTAGTATCGCCAGCAGCAACACCATCAGCAACGACAGCAGCGTATTCATTGTCTATCTCTTTGACAATATCTTTTAAAAAACTCATAATTAATCATGTTTATGTGCTATTCCCAACTCATGCATCTTAGCATGCTCTGCAATAGGATCTCTTATATCCTTTTTACCTGGTCCAAATGTAAACCATATGCCTACACCTACCAAGGTAAGTAGTATGCCAACGATTATAAAGACTATGACCATAGTGCCTCCAATGTGTTCTTCTTCTCTGCTTCCCAACCTATAGTGTCAAGAATTGCTTTGAGAGGAGCAAGGAAACTCTTCTCAAATTGTAGATCATAATCTATAGATTCGTCAAGCCCAAACTCTTTAGGAAGAGTCTGGAAGAATGAGATTATATTCTCATTGATCTTGTTGGGTGTGCGTAGATGTATATATTTAATCTTCTCACCCTCCTGTATGACAGGATACTTGTGCTGTAACTTCCTCTTCTTAATGTAGAAATTATATAACAGAGCACCCCTGACATGCATGGGACATCCCTTACCATATATTGTGGTATGAGATGTATTCTTTGCTATATTATTACAACCACGTGGGAATGCTACTTCCTCAGGTGACATCTTCTCAAACCTCTGACGGAAATCCTTAATATATTTCTGTGTATTCTCCTCACTACCAGTCATTATAACATTAAGTGCTTCCTTAATGGCAGTACGACATGGCATAGGAGTAGAAGACTTCACTGCTTCTATACCCATCATCTTTAGTTTAGGTTTCTCATACTGGACACCCTCACTATTCCATACGTTAAGAATATATCTTTTCTTAGCAGTCCAGATGCCTTTGTTAGCGATATTCTCTCGCTTCATGACCATCTTCTGCTCGTATGCATTTACATAGGCTGCCATTTCTTCATAAGAACTCGCAATATAGCGATCAAGTTCCACATCACACACCTTCTTAAGGAAACTAAGTGTACTCTGATCGTCCTTCTCTCCACTGGGGAATACAGCTTGTACCAGAGGACCAAGATTAAGGTAAATAGAATCAGTGTCACTAGCAATAACATAATCAGTCTCCTCTGTTTTTAATACTTTGTTTAAATATTTGTTTACTTTATTTTCTATCCATCGGATTGCGACTTGTCCTGATAGAGTGATTGCTTCAGCGTTCGCAAGATTGTAATACCTGAAGTATTGGTTACCGATAGCACCGTAGGCAGAGTTAAGTTGGATCTTTCTTGCCATCTGGACGTTATTAAACTTAGCAATGTCTCGCTTGAGTTGTGCTGTTGGTTTTGTTTCATACTCTTGCTTCGCCTTAAGCATTTTCTTTTTATATATTGTCCTCTCATCATAGATGCGTTGCATCATCTGAGGGAGGAACCCGTGGATGTCCTTGCGGTATTGTGCTCCGTTGGCACACACTGCAAAATCTCCATCGATCCGAACTGACTGACTGAGCAATCCTTCAACGGTTGCTGTTGGATGTCTTCGATCACAGAGGGTTTCTGGGGAGATGTTGTACTGCATGATAAGGTGAGGGTACAGACTGTTAAGGTCAAAACTGACCACCCAATCATAGATGCCAGGGACGGGCTCCTTGACATATGCTCCTGCGTATTTGTCATCTTTCTTTGTGTTACTCTTTGGAGGGACTACAATGTTTCTTAAACTAAGGTCATTATATATGAGAGTATCCCATACTCTTACCTGAGAATATACATCCTCAAAGTTAACCTTAGCGTCGTATGCCATAGCAACACACAACTCAATCAGTTTCATCTTATCTTCCAGTTGGTCAACAAGATTCACGTCATGGATGTTATACTCTACGAAACGATCCCAGTCATTAGTATAGAAGTCCTTAAAGTTTTCATACTCACTGTGGTCCAACTTCTTATCATCTAACTCAACGTGAGCAATATGATCCAAGCGATAGGACTCTTGGTTTGTATATGTAAACTTCTTATAGAGATCTAGGTAGTCAAGAATGTTAACACCAGTCAATGAGTAAGCAATATTCTTACGTCCTTGAATGATAATCTCTCTGTCATGCACCCTCTTCCAAGGTGACAGAGACTTCTTCCACTTCTCTCCCAGTATTCTCTCTACTCTACGACAGATATATGGTATGTCATAGAGGTTACAGTTCCATCCTGTAATAATGTCAGGAGTATTCTGCACCCACCATGCTACAAAGTCCTCAAGCATCTCTGCTTCAGTCCAGAAGACACGGTATTCATTATCAACGTTTGCTTCTCTAGTACCCCAAGTAATAATCTCCTTGGAGTTGAAGTCCTTAATAGTAATGCATAGCATCTCCTCAGCAGATGCTTCTACATCAGGGAATCCATTCTCACATGCAACCTCGATGTCAATCGTATAGATCTTCATCTTAGTCATATCATAATCAACATCACCAGAAAACTTCTTAGAAATATGCTGGTAAAGATATCTCTCATACCCATGGACTTCTAAACCAGCAGCATTCTCATACTGCTTAAGGAATTCACGTGCCTCTCTAGCACCATCAAACTTCTTTGGGTATGCTTTCCTACCATCCAAGGTCTTATACTTAGATGGTTTCTTCTGTGCATCAGGTACCAGAAACAATACTGGTTGAGATTTCTCTCTATACTGGACAGGTTGTCCATTCTCGTATCCACGATAGAGAATATCATTCCCTAGCAGACAGAGGTTTGTATAGAATTCACTCACTAGCAGTTGCCTCTCCGTACTTCTCAGCTATAACAGCAGATGGATCTAGTATAGTCAATACCTGATCAGATGTCAAGAACAAATCTCTCTGATCTGTATGGAGTGGAAACTTTTCCAGAGTACCCTCTGGTGTCACATAGTAACAGTCCTCCAGTAGAAGACTTGGTTCCTCATCCAACTCAGTTATCTTACCCAGCAAATAAGTTGTCGGGTGGTGCTTGAGAATAATCAACTTGAGCATCATCTTTCTTTAAATTGTTGTACTTGTCTATCGCTTGCTTCCATCCTTCCTCTACATTCTTGTGAGGGTCAGAGATGGATACCACTGAGTATAGTGTAACGATATTCCTTCCAGTAGACAACGGTGACCATGGGAAGAACTCTAATTCTATACTACCAAGGCAGTCCATGGGGTCAACTGTAGTCTCTTGAAACATTTCCTCAGTATTCCTGAGAATACTGACAGTAAAGGCATCTACAAACTCGTAAGCAATCGCAGACTTTCCTTCTTCAGGACGTATCTCCTTGATATCAGCTACTACGTCCTCTCCGTTTTGCATTCTTGCGACTTTTACGGTCATAGTCTCTCTCCATAAGGTTATCAAATGTATACTTTACTAGGTCAACGAATGCTCGTCGAGCAGTGATGTTCTTTTCTTCAGCCAGAATGTGTACCATCTGGTTGAAGTTATCAGTATACTCTGGAGGAAGGTCAACTGTCAAGGTGTCCTTCTTCTCCGATGGACCTGTACACAGGTTTACATACATGTTCATAGTTTCATCCACAAAAAAGAGACCCTTTGGGTCTCTTCGGTTGTGTATTATATATGTTAGTAATCATCTAGGTCTGTCGTGTTACTCTCAACCCACT